GTGGCTTTACTGCAACGATACGATCAATTAGAAAAACAAGATGGTTGTCAAAAAGACTTCATGGGTTTTATAAAACACATGTGGCCAGATTTTATTGAAGGTAGACACCATAAAATTATTGCCAATAAATTTAACAAGATAGCAGATGGCAAATTAAAAAGATTGATCGTGTGTTTGCCACCTAGACACTCTAAGTCTGAGTTTGCATCAACGTTTTTTCCTGCATGGATGATGGGTAGAAGAGGTAATCTAAAAATAATTCAAACAACGCACACAGCTGAATTAGCTGTTAGGTTTGGTCGTAAAGTTAGAAACATAATTGATAGCGAAGAATAT